GTTTCCCCATCGGGTCCTCGATCTTCAAAACCCTCGATGTCTAGATTAACATGACATTCAAGTAAGGTAAAGACATCTTCTGGTTTACCAGTTTGTCTCATTCCTTCTAGTTCATGTTCTTTTTTATCTAAGTCTGTTTCATTCTCATAGCCAGGAGTTAAATCTATATCTCTATAAAATCCTCCAACTTGTTGTTTTCTTAAATCGTTTCCAGAAGTTTTAATTCTGTGAATGATTGATTCCGCATCATCTAATGAGGTAGCAGCATACGGAACAATCAAATCATCTGCAGGAACAAACTTTGATACAGCTCTTCCTAATAATTCATCATAATAAACTTTTTTAAAAGCAGAACCGGATAAAGGTAAATAAAATAACATTTGATCAAACTCGGTTTCGTACTCTGGCATTTGATCCATCAATTGATAATTCATAAATTCTTTTACTCGTTCCGCTTGAGAAGATTTTTCAGGTGATGGTGCTCCAACAGTTTGAGTTCTCACAGGTCCTTGAGCCGGGAGCAATTCTTTATAAGCCAATGCTTGGAATTGAGTAACCGCTTCTGCTAGAACAGGATGCGTGGCACCCGAAGCTCCTTGAAAGGGTTCTGTTTTTTGTTCATATTTAAATCCTAAAAGATCTAAACCTTTTATGTAAGCTTGTTCCCAATCTTGTCTTGAAGATTTATAGTCGGAATAATTTTGATATAATTCTGAACCAAGAGGCATCAATATTTCCTCTGGTAGTAACTCTGCCAAATTGTCGTAGTGATTTTCTGATTGAGCCTGGTTGAAGGCTCCTGGTTCAAAATTAATTTCTACTCCACCATCTTCTAGTGGCGTAATTTCTGTTTCACCTTGGTTAGGTAATTCTTCTTGTAGTTCAATATTCTCTTCGACCGCTGTTTCAGGTCCTTCTATTTCAATAGATTTTCTAACTTCGTTTGGAAGTGCTTTGTCGATTTCTGCCATTACTTTTCTCCAGTTTTACATCTTTAACAGTATTATACTCAATATTCAAGCCTTGTGATAATGGCCCAGACTTTGGTGGCACTGTTGTTGTAAGTTTTCTATACTTACTTGGGTGTTTAAATACAAATGTCATTTACCAATAATAAGTTCGTTTTTTTCTAGGTAGTTGTTCTTCTTTATAGTCTTCTGGGTGAATAATCAAGCCCCCTTGTCTAAATCGCATTAAAGCTTGTGTAGTACTATCCACTAAATCATCATGATCTCCATATGGAAAAGATGCACACTCTTCAATTACCTCTTGAGCAAATTCTCTCTCTTTAGGAGCCCAAACCATTCCGGACTCAAACAGTGGGGCTACAGAATTTACACGGCTGTGTTTGTCATTACCTTTAGAGGGAGAAAAATTAACGACGGGTATCCCCATCTGTCTGAGTTCATAAGTCAATGGAAGACCAGAAGCTTTTGCTTCCACTAAAACTGTTTCAGGTTGCCAATAGTCATATTGTTCTTTTGCAACTCTTCTTAGTTCAGGAAATTCTAAACGTTCTTTTAATGCATCTAATAAAATTATATGTTGTGGATCTCCTTCGTTCTCTGCAAAGATTCCCCAAGTAGTAATTGCAGAATAGTCTGCAGTTTCTTTTTTTAAAAATGCAGTATCATAACTTTGAATAACATGAAGCAATGGAGGTAAATAATCTTTATCCCAATTCTGCCACCATTCTCTTTTTAATAATGCACCTTCTTCTGCAGTTGGGTTTTGCATATACTGTGCATTCCATTTTGAAATACCTGCTGACGCTTTTACTTTTTCTAATTCTTCTAACTTCCAATATTCTGGCCAACAAGGTTCACCACTTGGCATGATAGCAGGAAACTCTACAACTTCCCATTGATCTGCTTTTTCTTCTTTAGCTCCAGCATTAACTAATTGTGCTGTCAAATCTTTTGTAGACCATCTTGTCATAACAACTACAATAGCTCCACCAGGTTGAAGACGTTGTCTTGGTCCTGAAGTATACCATTCATATGCATTATCAAATGCTGTAGGTGAATTTACATCTTGCTCTGAATGTGGATCATCAATGATTAATAAATCAGCACCTCTCCCGGTCACCGCACCTTGGACACCGACTGCAAAATATTCTCCACCACCATTTGTTTCCCAACGCCCAGCTGCTTTAGAATCTTCTCTGAGTCTTGTTGTAAATAAATCTTGATACTCTTGTGAGTCAATTAATGTTTTAGCTTTTCTACCAAAACGAATTGCAAGTTCTGCTGTGTGAGTTGCTTGAATAATTTTTAAATTAGGTCTGTTACCAATCATCCATGCAGGTAAAAAATAAGATGCGAATTCAGATTTAGTATGTCTTGGTGGCATATTAATAATTAATCTTTTTAATTCACCTGATAATATTCTATTAAATTTTTCTGAAATAACTTTGTGGTGTTGACCTTCAACAAATTCTGGCCAAGTGTATTTTACAAAAGATAGAAAATCAGTTCTATATTTAGATTGAGTAGTTTTTTTAACTCTAGTTAAAATATCTAACTTTAATTGTCTTCTGACTTTCGGATCTGCAATTGCATTTATTTTTTCTAAACTAAGCATAATATTTAATTATGGTACCAAAAAGTATTTAGCAGGAATCTATCTGTAAATCAAACACTATAGGACATATATTAGGTACCATATTTTAGAAATCTACCCCTCCCCCCTCTTAAAAAGTTCGACTTTTGACTTTGGTCTGGTACCTCTATCGTGTGTGTGTTTGTCGGGTGGGACCCGCCCACATGCACTTCACACACCTGCGACACTTTGTCGCACCTACTATATCTAGTGGGTGCGACGTTATGACATATTGACTAGCCCATGCACTTTATACAATAGCCCTCGCCTTTATAAGACTTTGACCATTCATCTGGTTTCACGGCTTGACTACACCCACGACAAGTGTTCGTTTGTTGGCACCACTCGAGCGCCTTGGTTCGGGCTTCTTTTTTAGAGAAGCCCTGACCAATAAACTCTTTTTTCTTTAAATCAACAGCAACACCCATTATTGAGCAACCTCGGGAAATGGTAGTTCTAATTGATTGTAATTAAAATTATTATCACTCTTAACTACTATCGGATCATTACCTGTATTGATATGAGATAAAGGTTTATTAACCACGCTAATAAAAAACTGTGTATTCTTATCGTTTTCATAAGCCATGTTAAAACCTCGTTCTTTTCTAACAGCAACTTCCTTATTATCTGTGTGATCGTGGACTGTAAAAAACTTATCTCCATTGATAAAAGTTTTTTCTTTTATTATTAAGTATGTCATTTTATTCCTTTCGTTATGGGATAATAATTACATTATCCCATAACTATTGTCAAGTGTTAATTACTTGGTAAAGCCAATAAATTTTTAGGTATTTCTAAATTTATTTCAGCTTTTGACATTTCACCTTTTAACGAACTCACAACGTCGTTAATGTGTGCTCCTGTATGAATAATCATTTTACATCTCTTTTGAATTTTATCTAAAGAGTTATGTACTGTATGACTTTTTCTAACATGCGATTTTGCTTCTTGATAACAGGCGTCTCCAAGTTTTCTTTTAACCTCTTCTGGTGTGATTTCATCATCATTAAAACGTATGTCATACCAATCACGAACTTTTGAAAGTCTATTGGCTTTTTCGCTAAAATCATTACAAGCGTTTTTCCAAGCCGATTTTAATTTCTGCTCGGTCAATGATTTGTTATCCATAAAATCGCGATATGCTTGATAATGCTTTTCTAGATTTTTTAAATCCTTATCTAGTCCGCACTCTTTCGCAAAGTTAGGTTTTTTCTTTTCAGCTATTGATTGAGCTTCTTGACTTATCTCTGTATCAACAGTTTTTCTTTTTTCGTAGAATTCATCATTAGTAAAATTACTCCAGAATTCTAACTCGTCTTTTCTTATTGGCTTCATATTTCCTCCATTTGTTAAATACACATGTGTTTTAAAACACATGTGTTCGCATTACCATTTGACAAATTGTCGCAGTTTTTGTTTTTTTAATAGGGTGGGCCCCGCCCACATGCTCTTCTCTGCCCTGCGACAATCTGCGCGTTGATCTGTATATTGGTTGTGATATTGTGAGATTAACCGCAAATTAAGTTAAGTTAAACTACCTCTGGTTTCGGTGAGGCTCGTTTCGGATAGTTTCCGCCTCGGTAAACTAATTGCCAACTATCCATGAGTGGCGGTTGACTGCTTTAAGGTGTGCACACCATCAACCACTTGATCCCTGATCCCTTGTGGAGCAGATAAGATTATGCTGAGATAAAGTAATATCGATCAATATGAAAAATCTCAGATGTTAAGTGCACGGCACGCAAGGGATCTGGGATCAAGAACCAGTCCAGTAAGGCAAAAAGTACGAGATGCCTGTCATGGTGGTACTCTGGTTTTTGATCAAGTTGTGACTGGTCTGCTGAAAAATTATATGCAGAAACCAAGATAAAGCCACAAGGTCGCAAGGCCTTCAGGAACCTGACTTGGGCGCAACTA